GTAGTATTTACGGTGGGATACCTCAGAACAAAATTACAGCGATTGCGGGAGAGTCGGCAACAGGCAAGACGTTCTTTGTTCTAGGTGTATGTCAGGCATTTCTAGAAGAACATCCTACAGGTAATGTAGTTTTTTTTGAGAGTGAATCTGCAATCAGTAAAGATATGATTGAGAGTCGTGGTATTGATTCTTCCAGAATGGCTATACTACCCATCACTACAGTACAAGAATTTCGGTATCAGGCACTACAGGTGCTCGAAGCATATGAAAATGAAACTGATAGACCACCTTTGTTGATGTGTCTTGATAGTCTAGGTATGTTATCTACCACAAAAGAAATTGAAGATACTGAAGCTGGAAAAGAAACTAGAGACATGACACGATCTCAGATAGTCAAGGCTACCTTTAGAGTTCTAACATTGAAGTTAGGTAAACTTGGTATACCTATGATTATGACCAACCATACCTATGATGTTATTGGTTCTATGTTTCCACAGAAAGAAATGGGTGGTGGTTCTGGTTTGAAATATGCTGCATCAACTATCATTTATCTATCCAAGAAGAAAGAGAAAGATGGTACAGAGGTGATAGGTAATATCATTCATTGCAAGACATACAAGTCTAGACTGACCAAAGAGAATCAGATGGTAGATGTCAGACTGTCATACACTAAAGGCCTTGATAGATACTATGGTCTGTTAGAGTTGGCAGTAGAGGCTGGTATTTTTAAATCAGTCTCTACCCGTATTGAGTTACCTGATGGTATAAAGACATTTGGTAAGACTATCAATAATGATCCAGAGAAATATTATACAGATGAAGTTATGGAAAAGTTAGATACTTTTGCTAAAGAAAAGTTTTGTTATGGATAATTATATTCGCACATATGATAAAGTGTTAGATGAAGATTCGTGTAAGCTTCTCATAGACAAGTTTGAGAAGTTTGAGGACCGGCAAGAAACTGTTTTAATAGAAAATAATGACAAGGCTATTTCTTTTAATCAAATTAATATGTATAATTATGAAGCTTGGGAAGGTATAAGAGAAAGATTAATATCTGCTATGCTACATTATGTAAAGATATATAAGTCTGATTGTAATATAACACCAGAGATGTGGCCACCATTAAATGAAGTTGGGTTTGAGGCCATAAGAATGAAACGATATTTACCTAATGGTTTTGATAGGTTTGATGACCATGTGGATTCTACAAAGGGATGTGAAAGAAGATTTTTGAATTTCCTTATTTACTTGAACGATGTTGACGAAGGCGGTGAAACAGAATTTCCACAGATGTATAAGCCGGGAACATATATACCGTTATCAGTAAAACCCAAAGTAGGACGAATGGTAATATTCCCCCCAATGTGGCCTTGGCTACATGCTGGTAGAAAACCAGTATCAGGTCCGAAATATTTTACCCATTCGTATTTACATTATGTATAATTATGATTGGCGAGTAAACAAAGAAAAGTTTTGTTATGGATAAGTATATAAAAGTTTATGATAATGTTATAGATGAATTGTCTTGTAACGAGCTCATAAAAAAGTTTGAAGATTCTTATGAATCTTTTGAGACTGTACATCAGGAAGAAGGTGATAATGCTATTTCTTTTGAACAGATAACACTTGTTGATCATGAAGAATGGAAGTCAGTTCAGAATGGTATGCTTGAGTTGTTTCAAGACTATATAGTCCATTATAAAATTGATTGTAATGTATATGATAAGATGTGGCCAGACACATATGGTTATGAAGCCACACGAATAAAGAGATACTTAGCAAACGATTATGATAGATTTGATCCACACGTTGATGTTAAGAATCATCAGACAGCTAAAAGATTTCTTTCATTTTTTATATATCTTAATGATGTTGATGAGGGTGGTGAAACTCAATTTATGAATATCAATAAACCAGGAACATTTATACCTTATAAAGTAGAAGCTAAGAGAGGACGATTGTTAATGTTTCCTCCTACATGGCAATATTATCATGCAGGATTAAAACCCAAGTCGGGTAAGAAATATTTACTACATTCGTATTGTCATTATGGATGATTATCATTACGTTTATCATAAAGAAACAGACGAACAAGCTTTCCGATTACAGGAAGGTGAGTTTGAAGGTATAGTATACTTATATAAAAATGTTCATTTTCCAATCTATGATGATAATGATGAGCTGGTAGATCCAGATATGATGGTTGAGATCCCCTTGACATTCCAGTATGAAGTGTTGTATAATAAAGATGGTATAGTAAATGATAAATCTCAGGAGAGATTTAATAAAGTGATAGGCGACATTCTAATGAATGTAATAGACGAAGGTATAGAGCATGACCAAATCAAAATTAACCAACAGGATAGAGACAACGATCCTCAGCAATCTAGTTTATAATGAGGAATATACACGAAAGGTCATCCCATTTTTAAAAGAAGAATATTTCCAAGATGGTATTGAGAAAGTTATTTTTCAAACCATTTGGTCGTATGCAGAGAAGTATAAATCAAACCCAACATTAGATGCTCTTGTTATTGATGTTCAAGACAAAGCATTAAATGAAGATCAGTATAAAAAATCAGTTGACTATCTAACAGAGATAGAAGAAACACCAATAGATTTAGAATGGTTGACAGACCAAACTGAGAAGTGGTGTAAAGATAAGGCCATCTATAATGCTGTACTCAATGGCATTCAGATCATAGATGGTAAAATTAAAGACCAAACACCAGATGCATTACCAGGCATCTTATCAGAAGCACTTTCTGTGTCTTTTGATAAACACGTTGGCCATGATTATATGGAACAATCAGCTGATAGATATGAATACTATCATGCGAAAGAAGAAAAGATTCCATTTGATTTAGATTTCTTTAATAAAATTACCAAGGGTGGTTTATCAAATAAGACTTTGAATATTGCACTCGCTGGTACAGGTGTGGGTAAGTCATTATTCATGTGTCATGTGGCTGCATCTACATTAATGCAGGGTAAGAATGTTCTCTATATCACATTAGAGATGGCAGAAGAAAAGATTGCAGAACGTATTGATGCAAACTTAATGAACATCACTATGGATGATATGCATGATCTTCCGAGACATATGTATGAGAGTAGATTTGAAAAGATACAAAAGAAAACTACAGGTAATCTGATAGTCAAAGAGTATCCAACTGCATCAGCTCATTGTGGACATTTCCGTGCATTGTTTAATGAACTTGCTTTGAAGAAAGATTTTAAACCAGACTTAGTATTCGTAGACTATATAAACATCTGTGCATCTAGTAGGTTTCGTGCNGGTGCNAATGTAAACTCATANACATACATNAAAGCGATTGCAGANGANATGAGAGGTCTTGCAGTAGAGTATAATCTTCCAATTATGTCTGCAACACAAACAACCAGAACTGGTTTCGTATCAACTGATGTGGGTCTTGAAGATACCTCCGAATCGTTTGGTTTACCGGCGACTGCTGATTTTATGTTCGCATTGATATCATCTGATGAATTGAACGAACTAAATCAGATGTTAGTTAAGCAGTTGAAGAATAGATATGCAGATCCTACTATGAATAAGAAGTTTATTCTAGGTGTAGACAGAGCCAAGATGAAATTGTATGATGTTTCACAGACGGCTCAAGAAGATTTAGTAGATACAGGACAAGATGAAGAAGTAATAGATAGGTTCGCCAACTTCAAAGTATAATAAATATATGGATGAAGTCCTTTGTTGAATTTAATCTACAAGAAGCACAAACGTCTGCCGCCTTTGAAATGGAAAAGGTTATTGTCGCTGCAGCCGGAGGCCCATCATATACAGCAAGAGATAAGAAAATATCTCCTGATGCCGGACAAAAGATAGTAAAAGATTTACGATTGACTGGCAAAGGTTCAATGCCAGCCAATGCATATGATGTTACATCACAATGGGCATCATATTTCCCAGGTGGTAAAGCTCCAGGCGCCACCAAGACACCTAAGACCGATTTTCTTATCGGCAACAAACGCATATCATTAAAGACTGGCAAAGGTGCTCAGTTGATGAGTGGTGGTAAATCAGAAGCCACCGCTACGTTCTATGCGGCGTGTCAAACAGGTGCAGTTCCTATCGAGGGTGCAATCAAAACTCTTGAAGGGTATTTTAATGATATGATGTCCTCTACCCTACCAGCTGAGAAGGGTAATGCTGCTGAACTTGTAAAGAATAAGAAGTCTGAGCTGATTAATAAGACAAATGAAATACATCAGAATTTTAAGAAAGATTTAAGAACAACCTTTGCGAGAAATCCAAAGTTTGCTTATGCGTTTACCTATGAAGCGATGACAGGGGTACAGAAATTTGGTAGAAGAAGTCCTGGTGCCGCACAATATTTTCTAGTCACGCCATGGTCTGGTGATCCTGCTGATATACATGATGCGTTTAAAGATAAAGGATATATCAAGAAGATTGCAGGACAAGTAGTACCAGAAGCCAGATTCAAATCCAGTTCACAGAAAAAGATGATGGGTGGCTTGACAAGGAAGACTGGATTTTATACAATATATAGTGCAGTCGGATTAGGTATCAAAAACATGACCGAAGAACTAGACAAGTTACAGGGTGAGATACTATCAGAAGCATTGTTTGATAAGATTAGAGATATATGGAAGAAATTTAAGACGTATTTGAAACGAGCATGGGAACGTGCAAAGAAGTGGATTGCTGGTAGTTGGCAGAGACTTCTACAATTTTTAGGATTAGAACCAGTAGTCTATCATAACAATACTCCGAGGTGGTAGAATGGCCGAATTATCAGAAGTAACAACAGCTATGTGTTTGTATTTTTCTCGGCGACAGCTGCGGTTAATAGAATCTTCCTCTAAACTTTCAGACTTGGAAGCATTTTTAACGTCAACTAAATTCCAAGATAAACTGAAAAAAATAAAGTATGGAAGTCAAGCAGATTTAAGTACAGCTCAAATAGATTTAGATCCAAAGCAAAGTGCTTCAGGAAAAGGATGGGAAAAGGCTTTAAGTAATACTGCTCAGGGAGTCAGTGGAGCTTTAGGTATAAAAAATTGGATGAGAGATTATCATAATGAACCTGGAGATGTACCTAAACAGGTGTTTCTTACAGGAGATCAATGGCCCAGAGAAATATCAAAGTTTAGATTGAAATATGCTGGTATGAATGATTATAATTCTTCCGATTTAGTAGTGTATGCTGGTAAGCAGAATAGATATAGTTATTATTATGGAATTTCTTTAAAGAAGAAACCTAAACCTCAAGCTGCTAGTCCTCCACTAATTAATAATGCAGTAAGTAAAGTATTAGAAACTGGTGCTGGTATGAAATTTGTTGAGGAAGTGGACTCAGTACGAGTATCTTATTTAGCTAGTTTGATTAGAAGTAAACCATTTCAGGAACTTCTAGTAAAAAATAAAATTAAATCTAATCCTGGACATATGAGATTATCTGATGCAAAATTAGTAATGACTAAGCCTACCGGACAAAGTAAGCATTATATAGATTTGAAGGGTAAGAATAATGAGATTAGAGATTGGGTGAATTATCAAATTGGAGGCAGTAAAAACATTTTCTTTAAAGAACTGAAAAAAATCTTTGATTCTAATTCTAAAAGGTCCCAAGCTATGGCTAATATTTTAGCTGAAAGAGTATTAAAAATATCATTGAATGATGCTCTTGGTGGGATTGAAACATTAAATGATTATTATTTTGGATATGCTTTGGTTTCAGCTGTTGGTGAAGTTAATATGAACAAACAAACTATGTCCATTAATGCGGCTGAGGTCAAAGGTGGCGCTTCGGTGCTGTGTGCTTTGAATGAGATTAATAGGTCTGATCCGACACATGGATATACGTTCAAATATAATAAAGTAGAGTCAGAAAAAAGTAATGCTGCTAAAATATATTTTGATTTGATAAGAGGTAATCATAAGATTTTAGATTTACAAATTAGATATAAAGGTGGCTTTACTTCATGGCCACAGTTTTTAGGAGTGTTGAGTCCTGAGTTTGAAAAATTATTAAAAGAAGGTAAATGTAGTTAAGTAAATAATAACATACTAATATGTCACAAATACAACTAAACTAGTCGCATATATGATTGACACATATGCCTAAACATGATAAGCTATTATTACAAATGCAAAACTTTAGCCAATTTTTAACAGAAGATAAGAACACGCACCTTGAGCATCTCGAGGATGACATCCTTAATAGTGGTGTCCGAGGTGGTAGAAATGCGGTCAATTTTCTGGCCTCCTTAAAGACTATGCTGAGAGGCCATAGTAAGAGCCGCATGAATGTCACCGTTAAATGGGATGGTGCTCCTGCAATTTTTGCCGGTACGAATCCAGAGAATGGAAAGTTCTTTGTCGGCACCAAGTCTATTTTCAATAAGACTCCAAAGATTAATTATACATCAGCAGACATCCGCAAAAATCATAGTGGTGGTTTGGCTGATAA